TATCCGGGATTCGAAGAACTAAATAAAAAGTATGCAAAACAAACTAACCTTGTTAAAGATATTGAAAAAAATCTAGGTAAAGATATTAGCGAAACTAAAGTAAACACACTAACAAATGACGTAATTAAAAGACTAAAAGAAAAGCGACAAACTAAAAGCAGAACTATGGATTTGCTTAAAGACTTAGACAAAGAAGTAAAGGCCAAGGGTAATCGTAGTGTAGTTAATCAAATAGAAGCTAACGCATTGCAAGATTCACTCAGTCAATCTATAGGTAAAAAATCAGGGCTTATAGATAAAATTCTTCCTTATGGACTAGCCGGTAGTGCGCTAGTAGCGCCAGAGGTTGCATTACCACTAGCAGGTGCAAAATTTGGACAAATGGCTATACAGAGCGGGCCAGTTGCTAGAGCAGCATTAAAAGCTGCACAAGAAGGCGTGCAAGTTCCGCAAGTAGTACCAAGACTAGCAGCTAAAGTGCCAGCACTAGCAGTTACCCCAATAGAAAGACAAGAAAGCGGAGGCATAGCCCCAAGATCATTACAACAAATTAAAAAGGAGCGTGGACTATAATGGCAGTACCAAGTGCAAGTGATTTCAATAAATGGAGTGGAACCAAGTTCACAAATACAGACTGGGATCAGAACATAGACAAAACAGTAGAAATATTAGCTAATGGCAATTATGACCTTAACGTGGCACAAGTAACAGCTACAAGTTACGTTGGCATACCCTCCGATCAATTTTCGACAATAACAGCAGGTGAAAACCTTACAGCAGGTGATGTTGTGAGAATTATTGGTGGACAAGCGTATAAAGCAGACAATTCAACAAGTGCCGGTATTACAGCGGTTGTGGGCGTTTGTAATACCACTGTATCAAGCGGTGGAACGGTTAAAATTGACTATGGGTTTTATAATTCGTTTAGTTCATTAACAGCCGGTACCATATATTACATAGGAACAAGTGGATCGATAACAGCAACCAAACCAAGTTTATACCCTGTAGAGATTGGCCGAGCAGTCAGCGCAACAAGAATAAACCTTAATTTTCGCGAAGATGATAAACCTACTGGAACTATTATTAGTACAGCTTTAACATCAGCCCCTAAAGGGTATATTGAATGCGACGGTTCAGCAGTTAGTAGAACGACACACGCACGTTTATTTGGGGAATTAGGCGTTATATATGGTAATGGTGATGGAAGTACCACGTTTAATTTACCTGATTACAGAGGCCGATTTTTAAGAGGTTTTGATAACACAGCAGGAACAGACCCGGACGCAGCGTCACGTACAGATCGAGGGGATGGCACGACAGGCGATGCGGTAGGGACTAAACAATCCGATGCATTTCAAGGACATCACCATAAATTTTATTCAGCAGCAGATTTGACAAGAGCCAACCCCGGTGGAGGCGGTGATAGTGCAGAAATGCGAGAAGCTGCTAGTGCTACGGTTGCAAGCGGTAACGATTATGTACAACACGCTACAACAGATTCAACGTTTGGAACAGCACGGATCACAAGTGAAACAAGACCAAAAAACATTAATGTTATGTATTGTATAAAGCTATAAAATGGAACTATTAGAACTCATCCCTGCATTATTAGAAATCATGAAAAGTCCTAACGGTCAGGCATATGTTTTTGTTATACTATATGCAGGAATGGGTTTCTATGTGTATAAAATGACCACACAATTAAACAATTTTAAAAAAACAATGTCAGAATATAGAGATCATACAGACGAACAATTTAAAGAAGTTCGAGATGAGCTTAACGACATGAAAAAACTGCTATATAAAATGGCCGGTAAACTCGAAGTCGAAGCATGATAAAAGTACACTTTCACAAAAAAGAATACAAATGGTGGAATATACTAAAATACACAACAAGCATAATCAAAATATTCTCAAATGATATTTATTATCATGTTAGTTTTGAGATAGATAAAAAGTATTATGAATCAGAATTTTTTAGTGGTGTAGCGCGATATGCTAACCCAAGAAATGACATTGCTTACACATTACAATTACATTTAGATAAAAAGATTATTAAAAAAATTGTTGATGAATTTGAGTCAATGCTTGGTAAAAAATATGACTTCTTTGGTGTTATATTTGGATTTTTTGGCCAAAAAGTGCATGAATCAGATAAATATTTTTGTTCCGAATTGTTTTTACCAATTTTAAAACACGCTTACGCAATTACAAAAAATGACTTAAAAACAAATTTAAGCCCTAAAGATGTCCGTATGTTTTGCCTTGCATTAACAAAAAATGCAAAGTAAAAACCAAAGTTTGGTAGAAACTACAATGCAAGTTGTATCTGATACTGCAATCAACGTATTTATTGCTGCTCCTTTGGCATATTTCTTTTATGGTGTTAAAAGTAAAGTCATAATTGAACTAATAATCATTATGACATTAATTAATTTTGGAAAAAGTTATGTCATTAGAAGATACTACAACAATAAAAAAAACAAACGTCACAAATTTAAAAAAGCAATGCGATCAGCTAAACGAAAAAATTACAAATATACAGGATATCACCAAAAATCGCTGGGATAACATCGACAAGGTTATTGATATATTCAAGACCGGTATTTTGTTATTAATTTTTTTAAATTTAACTATTCTATTTTTTGTTGTTTTTTTATAGTTTCTAAATCATCATAAAAGTTGTTAGAATCGCCAATGTAAACAATAAATCCTTCATCCTTTTTAGGTACGATTTTTTTATATACTAAAGCTATTTTTACATCACGATCATTGAAACCATACTTTTTTTGCAAAATATCCTGTAATGGTTTTATTGGATTATCCCAATCGGATAATTTATTTGAAAAATTAAAAATAAAAATTATATAATAAGATTTGATAAGATTTATTTTTTCATTTGGCAGGGTATACAACAGCGTTTTTTCGTATGAGTCATAATTTTTCGTTTTATATCTTCTACCCTGCCATACCTCATTAACACTTAATAATTTAATCTTTTTCTCAATCTTGTGCATAATTAAAAAATCTCATTTGCCATGTATCGCAGAGCAAACAGTTGGCGTGATGCGATTGTATTACTAATCGAAAAATGAAATCTATCATTATTAACTTTTTCGATAGAATCCTGATCTAAAAGATATTTGTGTTTTAATTTATTAAATTGATGTTTTATGTCATCAAGAACTGTAAAGTCTGTTAGAGCAATAATTTTTTTTTCACAATCTAACCTTCTTTTTTGATGATCTGTTAATCCTTGTTCAATATCAGTTAGCAATAAATCGTGTTTAGTACTTACAATACATATATCAACATATTGTTTTAAGTTTTCACGATATTCTTGGTATTTTTTTTCACCTAAATTTTGTTTTAGACATGCATTTTTCAAGTGTAAATAACCGTTATTAAGTATCTTCATTTCAGACTTCCTCCAATAATTTCTTTAATGGATTAACCCCATTCAACACATTCTTTTTAGCCTCAATATATACCGTATTAGAGCCTTCAATCTGTTTAATATTATGCTTATTAGGACTTTCTAAAAGCTCGATCTTATTATTTCTCAAGTCTTTATATAATTCTTTAGCTTCCTTTTCAATAAACACCCAATGTTCAGCTAGACAATCCTCACACCGTTGCTTCCCAATAATCTGCTTAATGGTATAAACATCATCATCAATGGGATTCCAATCATAATGGTTTCTTGATTGCTTTCTAAAACGCTCTAAAAACTCATTTACTAGGGCATCTGGTATATCGTTTACATAATCAATAATATTTTTTAATCTTGGGGCAAATTCCGATGTCTCAGCGTGTTTATTTAATGCTTCATTAAGCAATTTTAAATCAATATGCCTTTCGATAATTGCTTCAGCCAATGCTTTTATTTGTATTTGTTTGTTTTCTTGTCCTACTAGGGCATATGCTTTTAGTATCATTGCGGTCACTGTTTTTTCGTAGTTATTCATTAAATTAAATCCTTTAGATAGTGGATGATGTATAGTTTTGGGGATATGGTAACAAAAAGTAACTTGCTAAGATTATAAATGAAAGGGATTAGTGCTATTAATGATAGCAATACAGTGTAAGCAATGGCTTCCGGTTCTTCATTGTTTTTTATAAAAAGTATTATCGTGCCAACAAATAATAATAGACATACAAGGCTAATAATTGTCAAAACGCTATATTTAAACATCCCCCATCTAATAATCTCCTCTAGAATAGCTGGTAGTTCAGCATTTGCGGTATCAATAACCGTCTTTAATCCCTCCAATATTTGATTTAAATTTTCGTTTAATAATTCTTTATTCATGCAGACACCCCTAGCATATATATAATTGGTAAACCATATACAAGAATTACTTGATCAGTTGCAAGTGCAACACTATATATAATTAATGACACTGTTGCCATAATAAAAATTCGTTTATTCATCATTTATTTTCCTCCAATCAATTCTTCATAAATATTTCTCAAGTTATCTTCTTGCGAAACGTTAGGCTTTGATTTGTATTTACCTTCAACAATTTTAAGCCAGTTATTAGGGCTACAGAATACCCAGTCGAAGTCGGCCTTCCAGTCTTTGTTGTTCGTTCCCAGCAAAAACGGAGATTCTTGTATGCAATTGTATATTTCTTGTAGATCAAACCCATCTTCACGTTGACGCGCATTAATCCCACTTATGCGTTTAATTGTTAGCTGTCTAATTTCTGATAACCCATTACTTTTGGCAAATGCATTCCAAGATTCGAGAATTAAGTCATAGTGATTTGACTTCTTTTCGACAATAGTATTTATACTATTATCTTCTCTTTCTTTCTTATATCTTTCTTTCTTATATTCTTTAGTTGTGTGCGTGTGTTGTTCGCAACCTGTTCGTTTGTTGTTCGTTTGTTGTTCGATAGGCTGTTCGTTTGTTGTTCTATCTGTT